TCTACTATCTGCTACATAAGAAGCTACCTTCATAGAAGTAGTGCCACTTAAGAAGTAGACTTCCTAGAAGTGACCTTCCTAGAAGTTTTCTACAAAACCTAGAAGTTAACTAAGTTACAGCGTATCAGAGGATAGCTGTGCTCAAAAAAAAAAGAGCCAAGTTTTCTTTCACTTGACCCCTTCTGTTTTTGTTGTTTAGAGCTTACAGTTTCCGATACTTCTCGAAAGACCTTCCAGCGAAGTAAGCTGTGTATACTGTTATAAGTAGAGTCTTTAGCAAATCAATCCAGCTAGTATCTACGTTGAAGTTCCAATTCATAGAATCAGAGATAGCTATGAGTAAAGTAGCTACAGTTAAGAATATAAGAGCCAGAGGTCTCACGTTCTTACTTAGCCAGTTATCCGATTCCATATCGTACTTCCAGCGGTTAGTTACATCCTCCTGAGCCTTCATATCCAATTTAACGAGCTCTAAAGCGACTTCTCTCTGCTCTTGTGTTAATTCATTAGAGTTGTCAGATAGTTCCTTAATAGCCCCCGAAACGTCTCCAGACGTGAGCTTAGCTACTACGTCTAACGCTTTGCTAAAGTTGACGCTTCTAAGGAAGTCACCTACTCTAGTAGTGCCATTCTTTTTTTTATAATCTCCCATTAGTAAAAGTTTTCTTTTTTAGTATAATCCCATCTAGCTTTCGTTCCTCTTACATCGTAGTGAACAAAAGTATTATATAACCCAAGACCGCCTTCTTTCATACAGCCTTGCTCTATCAGTTTTTCTATAATTAAGTACAAGTCCTCAGTGTCTAAGTCTTTAACTTTTATATCCGCAGCTTTAGCTAATAGATGCTGGCTTCGTACTGAGCCGCCTACAGACTGATTATGCTCTGGAGTTCTGTAGCTACTATTCACTTTAATAGGCTCTCCTAAGAAGTCTCTAAGCTCTTGTAAGTTCTCAGCCAACTCTATTACGTTATCCATTAAGTGTTCAGGAACTCTAGTTCCATCTTTGCACTTAAATTCTCTTAGCGTGAAGTTTGTAGTTAATCTCATTTTTTTAAATTAAAATACCAGCCTATGATACCACCTATGGTAGTGAACAGTCCAGCTAGCATAGCTATAGCTAGCTTATAAGCTCTTATGAAATTACTAAAAGTCATTAGACGCTTCTCCAAGTCATCAACTTGCTTAACAAGACCCTTTTTACCGACCGACTCGTCAGACTCTAAGATGTTTAGAACCTTGTCCATTTTCTTTCCGTTCTCAACAAGAGACTGCTCAGTAGTCTTCCTAAAGAAGTCTACTTCATTCTCTAGCCGAGTGATTCGGAAGTCTTGTGTTTCGTCTTTACCCACTTGTTAAGGTTTATGGAGTTGTTAGTGTTTGCAGTTCTTCGTCTGTTAAGGCTTCGTTAAAAGCTACCGCCTCCTTTATTTCAATTGACGGTAAAAACGAAGTTAAGTTCTCCGCAAAACCAATCTGTTGCTTTGCTGATGAAGTAAAACTACAAACCGTGTCACTTCCTACTGATGAACCGTTAATGTAAAATTTAACATCATTTGCTTTGTATCTTATAGCTGCTTTGTAGTTGGCTCCTTCTGTAATTGAACCCCCTGAAATACTAAACTGTGTAGTATCATTGTCACCACCAAGCGCCTTAATCTGTCCGCTTTGAAATCTAATGTCAACTTGACCTACATTTGAAGAGCCTGTTGTTCTAATTTGAAACATAACTTGTAAGTCTGATGTGTTTTGAGGTACAAACTCTAAAAACAAAGTGCCCTCTGTTTGACCTAAAAGCGATTCCACACCTGTTTTATTGCAGATGTCAGCTTGTCTAGTTTCAGTGCTTCCTGATGTTGGTATGTAGGATGTTGGATAGCTTCCGTTCTCTATTTGTGGCATAGAAAAAATAAGTGGCTTATTTTGAGCGTAAGAAGTACCTGAACACCCAAAACCAATTCTAACCTCTCCAGAGATGTCTGAGCCAGTTACAAAAGTAAAAGAGACCACTCCATTCTCGTCTACATCGCTGAATCTAACACTGGTGTCTCCAGTAACACCTGAAAGGCCACTTACAGATGCTATAAACTCATTAGGGTCTACATCACCTGAGTTCTGTAAGTCTATATGCATACTGAATGTGTATGTAGTGGTAGCTGAGAGGGTGATTGATTCTGTAAGATAACTCCTTCCTGAACTGGACTGAATAGTGTGCTTTATAGCTGGTTGACCTCTAAAGTGTGTTAGCTCGTGAGTGTAATCTCCAACTCCGAAACCAACAACCCATCCAGTAGGCAAATCTTCGTCAAAATTAGAGTAAGGTATATAATTCGCTCTTTGTGGCTCTAAAAGTAAGTGCGGACAGTCGCTAACTTTACCTTCAACTAAGTCGTAAGATAGTCTAGGTACGTTGTCAGCTACAGTCTCTATAAGACCGTGCTTATTGATTCTAGTTTGCACACCGTCAGCTCTAGAGAAGTTAAAGTCTCCAGCTCCTGAGTGAGGTTGCTGAGAGTATAACTTTCCGTCTTTCATTGCAGCTGGTTTCATTACAACCCCAGCCTTTTTATATATATCTTGTAAGCTCATAGGGTTATTATATATGCCAGCCTCCGAATGTGATGTCCTTAGCTGGTCTCACATCTTCATCTGTGTTAGTGTTATATTCTGGATATAAGTTATCGTTGTGTCTTAGGTGTTCTACTAATCTCTTAGCGTAGTAGTCAGCAGTATCTCTAGCAGCGTCTCTCATTGAGTCAATCTCTTGAGTAGTAGGCAGAGCAGAGTTCTCAGAGGTGCTCTTAAATACTCCTTTATTTGAGATTGTGTACTGTGAGAATGGTAAGTACTCCATAAAAGAAAACTGTACAAGTGTAGGCTTTATGAAGCTCTCTACTAGAGTCTCATAGTCACCAGTTAAAGTTCCTCCTATGATATCAGACTGTAGTCTCTGATAGAGTTTACTGCCTAGTATCTGGTGCACGTGGATATCTTGTGCAATCTTAACGAAGTGCTTTACCTTATCGAAGTCGATGTTTGCACTCAGCGGAGTGTTTTTTATTAAGTCCTCTTTACTTATAAAACTTGCTACTGCCATTTTAATCTTATTTTTGTTTTCTATAACTAGGATGATGACCTTTGTCAGCTCTGTCTATTTGAGCCTCAGCTACTCTCCTATCATTTTTCCATTTATTTCTCTTAGGGTCAAAGCCTTTTTTCTTAGCTTTCCCTACTGTTGTCTTATACGTTCCTCTTAAAGCGTCTCCACCGTAAGGCTCTCCGTTATTCTTAGTCTTTTTAATGTATATAACTCGCTCCCAAGTGTGGTAACAGTTAACACCGCCCTTGTGTCTCCAGAGCGAATAGGGCTGCTTATTATGCCCCAACTCTGAGTTAACACCGTCTTTTTGCATTTGTAGGATATCTTCTTTTCGATACACCTTTTTAGTTCTATCCATTAGCCTACAGAAGTCTCTAGAGCTTTTACCTCTCTTACCGTGCTTCTTAGAGCCTCTAGCGTATCTGTAACGTACCTTAATGAATTTAGAGTCTTGTACGCTGTCCTTACGTCTGCTGTCTGCAATAGATAGGGAGATGTTTAGAGTGTCATTAAGCATAGCCTCATAGTCCTCTAGCTCTGTCTCATCACCTACTTCTCTAGCGTCTGCTACGTGCCATTCGTTCTCATTAACGACCTCGCCAGCCTTTTCTAGGTAGACAAACATATCCGCTAAGCCATTGACCCCTTTACACATTATTTACTAGCGTTATACAATTCTATAGCGTCTTTTACAAATTTAGGGTCTACTGATAGTTGATAGTCGGCAGATAGGTTAGTACCTTCCTCTACGTTCTCAGCGTCATCCTTTTCAACTGGAGCTTCCTCTTTGTTCTCATCGTAGTCAGCCTCCTGATTCTCGTCAGAGAACTCAATAGGTTGTGCAGTGATAAAGTAAAGCTCAGGAACTTCTCCGTTAATCTCCATAATCTCAGTGAGAGCATCTACAAGCTCGTCTTGATACGGTGCAATTACAGTAGATGTAAACAACTGAGAAGCAGTCTTAATCTCGTCTGCATTGTTTCCTAGTCCTTTTCCACTGTCTTTGATTCCTAGAAGCATAGGAGATGTAATTCTGTGACCCACTAGAATCTTATGCATAGCTTCGTTAGCGAGATACTCATAGTGAGAAGGAGCGTCATTAAGAGAGATGTCCTCTACAGTAGTAGCAGACTCTTGATTCTCGTTAAACGCTACGATTACCTTCTGACCTCTAGAGCCAGTAAGTTTAGACTTAACGTCTCTTGTGATTAGTTCTCTTTGCTCAATATCTGGAACTCCGTTATTGAAGTTAATTACCTTCGTACCTGAGAAGGAGTTTTTAGTCTCGTTTAGTAAGTAGTCAGCTATCTCGTTCTCTAATTCTGCATAAGGCAAAGCTCCCGAGTAGTCAGGTGGACAGAAGTAGTCATAAGAAGATAGATAAGGCTTAACAATAAAGAGCTCAATCTTCTCAGTAGAGTTGCCAAAAGTAGGGATTCTCTTAAGTGAGTCAGAACGCTTCTTTTCAGCCCAGTTAGGGTGATAGTAGTAAGCTTCGATAACACCCTCAGAGTTCATTTTCTCTGGTCTTAGTGTGTTGATAGGGAAGTGCTTTACTTTAACTACTTTTCTGTCGTTTCCAGACTTATTGTAGATAACTTGCATAGCAGCCTGACCTAACATCTTACGCTCTAAGATAATCTTCTTAAGGCATCTATGACCGATAAAAGAACGAAGCTCCTTAACCTCAGGAGAGTCTTTTTCTTTGCCATCTATACATATACCTTCTCCGTAGATTTGGTCTGAGATAGAACGGATAGCAGCGTTATTGGTAGCTGATTGTAGGTAGGACTGGATTAAGAACCAGTAGTAGTTATTATCTTCTCCGTAAGCCACCCACTCTTTGCGCTTGTCCTCTATTGCTTGTGGCATTTCGTATCCACTTAAGTTAACTAGGTTGAAATTCATTAGTCAAAAATTATATAATCGTTACTAGTAGTGTTCTCCACATATTCCTCAATACTAGAGTTATCTACGTCTCTTGTGCTGTTGTAGTAAAGCTTATCTTGATATACTAAGATACCTCCAGAGTAAGCAAAAACGTCATACGTAGCTCCATCTGTCAAAGCAGTATTAAAGCTAGATAAGTCAAAAGATACACTCTGATAGTATCCACCGTCTACAAGCTCTACAGATTCAGTGTAAGCGTTATCAGACTTACCTTCTCTTACAAAGTTAAAGTCTATGATATCTCCTGAATTTGAGTTAGCGTTGATGTAAAAAGTAGCGTTTGTGCTTGTACTATCAAAATATAACATCTTGTCCTTTATTTAAAAACAATTTAGATAACACTTTGTTTTGTTAAAATTAGTGCATAAAAAAAGCCCCACCGAAGTGAGGCTCTTTCAATAGATATACTATTTTGAGCTTATTAGCTTCCTACAGTTACAGAGTAAGTAGAGTCGATAGCCTCAGTAGTGAATGGAGCAAGAACTTTCTCCATTGCAACGAAAGTTAATTCGTATCCAGACTTATCTCCCATAGCAGCACCAGTAGAAGTAGTAGCGTTCATTTCTGCGCCATATTCGTGACCCATTACAAAAACGTTACCGTTGTTATCTTCAACCAAGATTTTTGGTCGACCATAAGCTAACAATTTAACCTCTTTGTGAGTAGTAGAATCTTGTTTCTTCAAGCTAACAGTTAAAGTTTGCTCAACGAAAGTAGTTCCATTCTCACGGCTAGAAGTCAAAGACTGCTCAAATGTAGAAGTACCTCTTAAGTCGTACTTGTATGCGTTAGGAGTAGTCTCAGTAACAGAAGCAAGACCGTCTACGTCTAACGTAAAAGTAGCGTCATCAAAGTTAAGGAAGTAGATAGCATTCAAACCACCGATTTGGTCTTTACACCCTTCTAATCTTCCTAGTGAAATATTACAACTCATTTTGTACAGTTTTAAAAAATTAAAAAATGAGGGAATGGAGTTAACCACTCCCTCTTAATATATTAGCTTATTAGCTAGCTTGTGCCAAAACGATTTCAGAACCGATAGCGTAGTTTACGCCAGCTGAAAAACGCATTACAACACGAACATTTTGACTTCCGTCAATGTCAGCGAGGTCAATCAACTTCACCTCATTCATATCATTTTGCAAGCCGCAGCCGAAGAACAAGTTATCTTTCTCAGCAGCAATCATTTGACCAGAGTTAAGACCGTTAGCAACGAAAAGCTTAACACCTTCAAAGTCCATTGCAGTTTGCCCAACGTGGTAAAGGTCTTTATAACCTAGAGCAGCTTGTGCACGTACATAAGAACGAGCGTCAGCTTGTGAGATATAGATAGCAAGACCTTCGTTTCCGTAGATAGTAGAAGGAACTGCATCGATAACGTCACCTAAGCGAGCGATGATGTTAGAAGCGTCAGTAGCACCAGTGTGAGTAACGTCGATAACGTCAGCGTCAGCAGCAGCAAGAGCAACGATTCCGTCAAACTCACCAGCGTTAGCGTTAGCACCGTTCCAGATGTTAGTCTCAGTCTTAGCAGCAACTTTAGCAGCAACGTGTCCGATAAGGTACTCAGCGAAAGACTTAGGAAGCTCATCGAAAGAAGAGAAACCTTGCTCAATGCTTAACCAGTCGCTTTCGAAATCTTTTTTACAAAGCTCAAGGTTAACTTGAAAATCCTCTGGCTGAAGGTAACGCTCAGTCAAAGTAACAGAAGAAGTAGCAGTAAAGTCACAAGAAGCGTCAGCGATAACGTCACCAACAGCCAATTTTTGCATTACTTGCTTGAATTTTACGTTAGGCTTAACAGTGATTCCACCTTTATCTAAAGTAGGAGCACTCAAAAGACTAGCAGAGATAAACCCAGCAGCCTTTTCACCAGCGTAAGTAGTAGTAATAGAAGTAGTAGTAGCCATTATTATTATTATTTAGCTTGTTAAAAATTAATCATTAATGTATTTAAACACATTAGATAAGATGTCTCCACCTTTGTTTCCTAGTTTCTTACCTTTAGGCTTAACCTCAGCCTCTGGACTGTGAGTTAGACCTTTGTCGTCAACTGGAATTTCAGGCGTTTCTACCTTATCCTCTGTTTCATTCGATAGGGAGTCTTGGATAATTTTCTTTAACTCATCAATTTGAGCTTCAAGTTCCTTAACTCTACTATCCTCAGGAGTTTCGTTGGTTTCCTCAACCTCCGTAGAAGTTTCCTCAACTTCCTCTGCTGCTTCCTCAGTCTCAACAACTTCCTCAGCAACCTCCTCATTGTTTTCAGTCTCAGCAACTTCCTCAGTTGCTTCCTCTGTCGTATTGTCAGCAGTTTCAACTACTTCCTCAGTAGCTTCAACCTCAGGAGTTTCAACTGTTTCTTCAACAGCTTCTGTCTCAGTAGCAGTAGCGATTCCTATCGCTTGTGCTATCTTGTCTAGGGTTTCTTTTGCACTAGGCATATATTAAAATTTAAAGGGTTTAACACTTTATTTAAAAACAAGTTTTTCCGCAACTTTAAACAATTAGCTTTGAGATGTCAGACAGGCAAGTTCCTCATTACTTAATGCTTCTTTAAATACTGCTACGCATTTGACCTTACCATAAAAGTCCTCTGCACCACTACCACTATCAAAACTTAAATCATCTAAAGTGCCACTTGTAAAAACATTACCACTTGAAGTAGATGCTTGTATGCCATTCACGAATAAACTAAAATCATTTTGCTTATACTTTATTGCTAATTTTATATCAGATGTTTGTGATACTGAGTAAGACATAGCACTACCTTGTAAAACACCGCCTACTACAACACCTGAATTTACTTGCCCTGTTGTAGCTCGTAATGATAGAAAAACCCTATTTGAAGATGTGTTATTTATAGATACAGTTCTTGATGTGTTATCATCTGCTAAAGCTGTAAATTGAGCATACAATACGCCCTCGTTGTCATTAAACAAGTCAGCATTACCGCTATTGTTTGCTACGTCAGCAGAGCGAGTTACTGTTGAACCGCTTGTTGGTATGTAGGAAGTTGGGTAGCTTCCTGCTTCGGCTTGAGCACCCCAAATTTGAATACCACTACTGCCGTCTCCTATATAAGTTGGCTGTTTAAAGCTACTATAACTCGGAGTTGCAGAGTCTGATAAACCTACCTGAAAATAGCCTGTTGTAGATGCAGTGTTAGAAGATGTTACAGAAACTCGATACCACCCATTACCATAATCTTCTATTTTATTACTTGTATTTGTTGG